ATGATAATCTCACCTAAAAGCTGGGTTAATTGTTATTCTGGTGGTTATTATATCAAGGATTTAAGACCGAAAGAATTAGGTTGCACTATAGGAGAACTAAACAAACAACCAATGGAGTTAAACAATGCACTATAATTTAATTAAAAGTGCTTCAAGAGCATTTCTTGAAGAAATAAATAATAGAAAAAGTCAAATGCCTTTAGTCTATGAATGTATAAACCTAGTACAAAGCACGCCTTACAGAGTTAACAAAAAGGTATTGGAGGTATCTAAAAGTATATGGGATAAAGGATTAACAATAGGTAAAATACCATCAAAATTTAATTTACCTATACCTCCAAAACCATTTGATATTGCAACAAACAAAGAAGCTAGAATTAATTGGAGTAGACAAAAAAAAGCTATTTGTGATTACAATGCTACATTAGATAGTAAACGTTTATTGTTTGCAAAAATATTTTCTATTGCAACAGATTATTTATTGTATGAAAAAATATATTTTCCATGCCAATATGATTGGAGATGGAGACTATATCAAGTACCACAATTCTTTAATGTGCAAGCAAATGATTTAGCTAGAGGTTTATTATTATTTGCAAATGGAAAAGAAATAGGTTCAGAACAAGCTTTAGCTAGACTAGCAATCCATGGAGCCAACACCTACGGACTAGATAAAGAACCATTTGAAAAAAGAATTGACTGGGTTGAAATCAATAAAGATAAAATATTATCTACTGCTAAAGAACCTCATAGCAATTATGAATTCTGGGGTGAAGCTTCAGAGCCATTTCAATTTTTAGCATTTTGTTTTGAGTGGGAAGCCTTTGTTAACAGTGGTGAAACAAATGATTTTATCACTCATTTACCTTGTTATTCTGATTGTAGTAATTCTGGATTACAAATATTTTCTGGATTATTAGCTGATGAAAACGGAGGTAAAGCTACTAATTTAATACCTCAAGAAAAACCTGCTGATGTTTATTTAGAAGTTGCGAATGAGACTTTAAGATTAATTAATCTTGAGCCGGACAGTCTTCTTAAAACTATGTGGTTAAACTATGGTATAAATAGATACACAACCAAAAAAGTAACTATGTGTGTTGTATATGGTTTATCACAGTTTAGTTGTAGACAATATATTCAAGAGCACCTTGATGAAAATGAGGATGATGGAATACCTAATCCTTTTTCTACAGATAAAAATAAAATAGATAATGTTCCAACAACATTTAAAGCTACAGCTTATCTATCCAAAATAGTTTGGAAAGCTTTAGACAATGTAATTGTTTCAGCAAAAGAAGCTATGCTTTGGTTACAGCAAGTATCTAAATTAGTTGCAGATAATAATTTACCAATGACTTGGACAACACCTATTGGCGCAATAGTGCAAATGAAATGTCCTGTTATGGAAACTAAAAGAATAAATACCAATATGGGTGAAAAGATTTGGCGACCTAAATTAAAAAAATTTGTAAATGATATAAGGAAAACTACAATCCAAATTGAAACAAATAAAATAAATAAGAAAAAAGTTGCTAACTCAATATCACCTTGTTTTATTCACAGCATAGACTCTGCAATATTAGCTAAAGCTGTATCAATTGCACATAAAGAAGGCGTTAATGATTTTGCATGTGTGCATGACAGCTTTGGGGTGTTAGCTCCAGATGTTGTTAAAATAAATTACGCAGTGCGTAAAGCTTTTGTGGATATTTTTAATAATAAAAATTTATTAGAAGATTTTTTAAATGAAATAAAACCACAAATTAAAAAAGAAATGCACCATAAAATTCCACCAATTCCTAAAAAGAGAAATCTTAATATTAGTGATGTTATGGATAGTCATTATTTTTGTTCTTAAAGCTACGCTAGCGTGCACATAAGGACACTATTGATGAATAGAAACTTCATCATAAACAAACCAATAACCTAGGAGGGTTTAATGGAAAAAGTAAAATCTTATACCTCTCCTTTTGGCAAAGCAATTTATCCTCATTTATCCAAAGCGGATGTACGCTTTAAAGCCGAAGGAGAATTTAAGGTAGACTTGGAAGTTTCTGATACTGAAGCTGAAAGTATTATTGATGTAATTAATGATGCTCAAAGTAAAGCAGTAAAAGAAGCTGAAGATAAAACAGGTAAGAAGAATATTAAAAAAGCTTCATTACCTTTTAAAAAGGAAAATGGGAAAACCATTTTTAAATTTAAAATGAAAGCCAGTGGAACTAATGCAAAAACTGGTGACACATTTAAACAAAGACCGGCAATATTTGATAACGAATTAAAACCTATGAGCCCAGATATAAACATTTGGGGTGGTAGTATTTTAAGAGTTAACTTTATTCCGCATGGTTATTATACGCCAATGCTTGGAGCCGGTGTAACTTTAAGACTTAAATCTGTTCAAGTTAAAAATCTTATTGAGGGAAGTTCTCAATCTGCAAATGGATTTGAACCGGTAGAGGGTGATAGTGCAAATCATAACAGTAACGACACAAATGAGAATAGCCAAAAAGAAATGGCCAATCCGCACGACTTCTAAATTTAAGTCAAAGCTTGAGGAAGAGTTTTATAATTTTTTAACAGATAAAAAAATAAATTTTGAATATGAAAATTTTAAAATATCTTACCTCAAGCCAGAACGTGCAAGTAATTACACGCCAGATTTTAATTGTCCGTTTAAAAATGTTTCAATATTTTTTGAAACTAAAGGACAGTTTCTTACCTCTGATAGAAAAAAACATTTATTAATTAAATCTCAACACCCAGAGTTAGATATAAGATTTGTCTTTTCAAATTCTAAAACAAAGATTGGAAAAAAATCTAATACAACTTACGCAAAATGGTGTGATTTAAAAGGTTTTAAATATCATTGTATTTACTCAACAAAGAAATTTTTACCAGACGAATGGGTAAAAGAAATTTTAGCTAATCAATAATTATGGACAGCAAATATATTCTTGAAAATTTTAGACTACAAGTTTTAAAAGATATAGAAAAAAAAGTAAAAATTAGAAATGCAATTTGTTTACTAATTACTTTATTTTTATTTATAGGATTTGTTTATATTGTTACTAAACAAGTAAGCATATCAAAATATTTTTTTTTATAGTCACAGATAAAGAAGTTAAATATTTTTCTTATAATCATAAACTTTCCTGCGAACAAAATATTAATCAAGCAATCGGTAATAACCGCAATTTTTATAATGGGCATAAAATAGTATTAACCGGTTGTTTACCAAATTAAATATATGAGAAAAGAAACCAATTACATAATCATTCATTGTAGTGCAACTAGACCATCACAAGATATTGGCTTCAACGAAATAAATCGTTGGCATATTGACAGAGGTTTTATTGGTTGTGGCTATCATTTTATAATTAGAAGAAATGGAATTATTGAAGATGGAAGAACAACGGACTCTGAAGGAGCACATACATTAGGACGTAACCACGACAGCGTTGGTATCTGTATGGTAGGCGGTGTTTCTCAAGACAATATTAAAATATGGGAAGATAATTTTGAGTCTGAACAATGGGAAAGTTTAAAAACTTTAGTTTACGAATTACATAAAAAATATCCAGAAGCAAAAATAAAAGGACACTATCATTTTACAGATGATAAAAAATGTCCAAGCTTTGATGTTGATGACTGGGCAATAACTGAATGTGATTGGATTGAAGGCATAAGTTTACCAGATGATGAACCAGAGCCAAAACAATAGTTCATTTGTAAGACATGAACCTTGTCCTAATTGTAATTCCAAAGATAATTTAGCCAGATTTTCAGACGGCCATGGTTATTGTTTTGGTTGCAGATACTACGAAAAACCAAGCAACAGTTCTTATGAAAAAAATTTAACAAAAAAAATTAATACAACTAATATGATAACAGGTGAGCATAAAGAATTAACTAAACGCAATATAAATATTACTACATGTAAATTTTTTGATTATCAAATTGGTGAATATAAAAATCAAAGTGTTCACATAGCTCCTTATTATAATTCTAATTATGAATTAGTTGCGCAACATATTAGATTTCCGAATAAAGATTTTATCTGGTTAGGAGATGTAGATAAGGTTGAATTGTTTGGCCAGCATAAATGGAAAGGCAATCAGAAAATGATTGTAATTACAGAAGGAGAATTAGATTGTTTAAGTGTAAGTCAAATTCAAAAAAATAAATGGCCAGTAGTTTCGGTACCTTCTGGTGCGCAGTCAGCAAAAAAATATATTAAAAAATCTTTAGAATATTTAGAAAGTTTTGAAAGTGTAGTTTTATTATTTGATAATGATGATGCAGGTAATAAAGCTTCAATAGAATGTGCTCAATTATTTACACCTAAAAAAGCAAAGATAGCAAAGTTACCTCTTAAGGATGCTAACGAAATGTTAGTTGCAAATAGAGAACAAGAATTAATTAATTCTATATGGGCGGCAAAGCCATATTCACCTGAAGGAATTATATCAGGAGAGGACTGTTGGGATTATTTAGTTAACAAAAGAAAAAAACCATCACTTCCTTATCCTTGGAATTCTTTAAATAAGAAATTAAAAGGAATAAGACAAAAAGAAATTTTACTTTTAACTGCCGGAAGTGGAACAGGTAAGTCTCAAGTTTGTAGAGAACTTGCTTATTATTTAATTATTAATAATAAAAAAGTTGGTTACATAGCATTAGAAGAGGATTTAGAAAGAAGTATTCAAGGTATTGTTTCAGTAGATTTAAATAAAAGAGTTCATGATGAAGATATACATAAAACAATTACACAAGAAGAATTCAAAAAATCTTTTGATAAAATTAAGAACAATGTTTTTTTCTTTAAACATTTTGGAAGTACGGAAAGTGATAATTTATTAAATAAAATTAGATATTTAATAAGAGGATGCGATTGTGATTTTGTAATATTAGACCACATAAACATTGTTGTTAGCGCTTTAGAAGGTGATGAAAGAAAACTTTTAGATGCGACTATGACTAACTTAAGAACTTTAGTTGAAGAATTAAATTTTGGTTTAATATTAGTTTGTCATTTAAAACGTATTGAAGGAAAAATTGGACATGAAGAGGGAGCTATTACTTCATTAAGTCATTTAAGAGGTTCACATTCGTTAGCTCAATTAAGTGATGTTGTAATAGGTTTTGAAAGAAATCAGCAATCAATTGAAAATCAAGATGTCATGACAGTTAGAGTTTTAAAGAACAGATATAATGGTGACACAGGAATTTCATGCCTATTACATTACAATAGAAATACAGGAAGATTATCGGAAGGTGATTTTGAAAATGAAGTCCAACAAATTAGAAAATCAAATTAATTCATTCTTACATGAGTATTTGGAATTTGATGAAAAATTTAACGATTTAGATGACAATGAAAAAATTTATGTGTTTTCTATTTTAAATAGATTACTTCATGTATTTTACACTGTACTTAAAAATCCAAACATACATCCTTTATTATTTGTAATGACTCCAAAGTCTAAAGAAGTTTTAGATAATATATTATTAAGAGTTAGTTATTACATCCCACAAGTTATGAACATAAAAGTAAAAATATTACATTAAATGAAAATTATATTTGATACAGAAACTAATGGTTTCTTATCAGATGTTAGTAAAATTCATTGTATAGTAATTAAAGATATAGATACTCAAAAAGTTTTATCATTTAAATTTGATGAAATAGATAAAGCGCTTGACGTTTTAAACAAGGCAGACTTATTAGTTGGTCATAATATTTTAAAATTTGACATACCTGTTATTGAAAAAATATATCCTAATTTCAAATACACTGGAAAAGTTTTAGATACTTTAATTATTAGCAGACTGATTTGGACTAATCTTAAAGAAGAAGATTTTAAAATTAAATCATTACCTTTAAATTTAGCTGGAAGACACAGCCTTGAAAGCTGGGGTTATAGGTTAGGTTTGAGAAAAGGTGATTTTATAAAGACCGGAGATTTTTCTCAATGGTCTTTAGAAATGCAAAAGTATTGTGAAAAAGATGTAGATGTAACTTATGAACTTTATAAGTTAATTCAAAAACAAAACTATTCACAAGAAGCAATACAGCTAGAGCATGAATTTGCTAAATGCATAATTCAACAAGAAGCACATGGTTTTTGTTTTGATGTGGCTTCTGCAAAGAAGCTGTACGCCTCACTTGCTACAAGAAGGTTAGAGTTGGAGGAAACTTTAGCTCTAACCTTTTCAAATTGGAAAAAATCTTTAGGTGTGTTTATACCCAAAAGAGACAATAAATCTAAAGGTTATATTAAAGGTGTACCTGTAGAGAAATTTGAAGAAATTAAATTTAATCCTAATTCAAGAGACCACATTTCAGACAGGCTAATGGCGAAAGGGTGGAAACCAAAATTGTTTACCCCTGATGGTAAACCTAAAATTGATGAAACAGTTTTAGAAAAGTTACCATACCCAGAAGCAAAAATATTATTGGAACATTTTTTAGTTCAAAAAAGAATAGCTCAATTAGCAGAGGGAGATAATGCGTGGTTGAGATTAGAAAAAAGCGGTAAAATTCATGGACAAGTCATCACAAACGGAGCAATTACAGGACGTTGCACACACCAAAAACCAAATGTGGCGCAAACGCCTTCTAATTCTGTACCTTATGGTAAAGAATTTCGTAGCTTATTTACTACTCCTGATGGCTACGTTCTTGTCGGCGCTGATGCTAGTGGTATTGAGCTTCGTTGTCTTGCTCATTATTTGGCTCGTTTCGACAATGGTAACTTTGCAACAAATTTGTTGGAAGGCGATGTCCATTCCACCAATCAAAGAGCTATCGGATTACCCAATCGTGATGTGGCAAAAAGGGTCATATATGGTTTGGTGTATGGTATCGGAGATAAAAAACTTGGTGAAATTGTTAATGGAACTTCTAAAGAAGGAAAAGAAATAAAAGAGAGATTGTTTAAAACAATGCCATCTTTTAAATTTTTAAAAGAAGCAATTTTAGTTTCAGTAAGAAACAACAAATATTTATTAGGATTAGATAAAAGAAAACTTTTAATTAGAAGTGAACACTCAAGTCTTAATACTTTAATACAATCTGCGGCCGCATTGATAATGAAAAAAGCTACAGTAATTTTAATAAATAAATTTAAGGAAAAAAATTATGATAACAAAGATGTTGCCTTGGTTGCTCATATTCATGATGAGTTACAGTTACAGTCTAAATTATCTATCGCTGATGAAGTGGGTAAACTAGCGGTTAACTCTATTGTAGAAGCAGGAAAGTATTTTAATTTTAGATGTCGTTTAGATGCTCAATATAAAGTTGGAAAAAACTGGAGCGAAACACATTAAGTAAACTGGTGCCCTCATCCGGACTTGAACCGGAACTCCCAAAAAGGGCAAGGATTTTCTTACCACTATAGCTTTCGCTACACTTTTGTTTTGTGGTCTGGACTATACCTTGAGCAGTTAAGCTCCTTGCTATCTAGTCTCTACACCTTACAACTCACGTTGTCTTGGCTCGGTATTAGCAGTCAAGCCTTCACCGAATTTAACAAGTTCTACTCTCTGGTTTTCACCAGAGGCACTCAAATTAAATTTAAGTCCTTTGTGTCTACCAATTCCACCATGAGGGCACAGGTCTTTTTTAGGATATTTTTATATGTTTAACAACAACAAAGATTTTGATTTTGATTTATCAAAAGGAAAACTCAATGAAAAATCTATAGCGACTATATTAGGTTTATCGGAAGATAAATTTGAATGTAAGCATGAAAGAGATTTTTGGAAAGTATCAGGAAACCTTTGTATTGAAATTGAAAGTTACGGAAAAAAATCAGGTTTAAAATCTACTAAAGCAAAATATTGGTGTCATTCATTTAATAACGAAGATTACATAATTGGTTTAATAGTCATTGAAGTTATTATTTTAAAACAAATAGTTAAAAATTTTTTATTCAAAAATAAACACAACACAAAAAAAGTAGTGCGCATGCTTGGCGATAACAAAGCATCAAAATGCGTTTTAATACCAATGTCAGAATTCATAGATTTATGGAGAAAAGTAAATGTCAAAAAAACAAAATAACGTTCCAAAGTTAAATAAAAATATATTTCCTTATGATTTTTATTTGGCTTATTGGATTGATACTACCAGTAAATCAGAGTGGGAAAATTTAGAAGTAGCAAAATTTTATAAACCATCAATCTGTATAACTACAGGATGGTTAATTTCTACAAAAAATAATTCACATACTTTTGTTAGCGATATTGGTTTTGATGAAACAAACCAAACCATAAATGAATGTGGAAGCGCAACAACAATACCAACACCCAACATAATTAAACTAATTAAAATTAAGGAGATGAACAATGATTAAAAAAATAATTGATAAAAAAAGAACATTATTAATAGATGGTTCAGTAATTATTTATAGAATAGCTAGCGCAATAGAAGAGGCAACTGAATGGGAAGATGATGTTTGGACTCTTCATTCTGATGCAAAACTTGGAAAAGAAATATTAGAAAACCAAATTAATCACTATAAGAAAAAATTAAACTGTGGTGATGTTGAAATAGCCATGGATGACACAGTTAATTTTAGAAAAGAAATTTATCCTGATTATAAATCTAATAGAAAAAAAGTTAGAAAACCAATTATTGTTAAGCCTTTAAAAGATTATTTATTGAAAAATTATAAATGCATTTCTTATAAAAGTTTAGAAGGTGATGATGTTTTAGGAATATTAGCAACATCAGATAAATATAAAGATAATTGCGTTATTCTATCTTCAGACAAAGATATGAAAACTATTCCTGCAATACACCATTTTATTCATGATGAAATGACAGAGATTGTAGATGAAAAAACTGCTGATTATAATTTTATGTATCAAACATTAGTTGGAGATTTAACTGATGGCTTTGGTGGTTGTCCAAGTGTAGGAGGTGTTAAGGCGCAAAGAGTATTAGCTAATGTAAATAAGACACTGCCTGATATGTGGAAGGCTGTTTTAAGCGAATATAAAAGAGCTAATTTAAATGAAGAGTATGCTTTAACTCAAGCTAGATTAGCTAGAATTTTAAGAGCTTCAGATTGGGACAGAGTTAATAAAAAACCAATCTTATGGCAACCTCCTCATGTCAAATAAAGTATTCTTCAAACAAGTCGGTGGTTCTCATTATCTGAAAATGAAAATTCAACCATCAAAATTTATCAATGAAAATATGCTACTTTTCGCAGAAGGCAACGCTATCAAATATATCTGTAGACATAAACTCAAAGGAAAAAAGGAAGATGTTTTAAAAGCTATTCATTATTTAAATATGATTATTGAAAGAGATTACAATGAAAAAAAGAAAGCTTAATAAAAAAAGAAAAGTATCTGGATATTATGGTTATTGGTATCCGATAAAAAATAAAAGAGTTTTTAAAATTTTATACTCATAAAAACGAACAATAGGACACTTTAGATATATGAATAAAAAACAAGCTAAATTACCAGTAATTAGTAAAGAATTATTGGACGCTTTAGATATTTTGTTTCCAGAAAAAACACCGGAAATATCTCAAGATATAAAAGATATTCATTATCAAATCGGACAAAGAAGCGTAGTCAGATTTTTACATCAAAAATACGCTGAACAATCAATTAACATATTGGAGAAAAAATAATATGTGCACAAGCAGACCTTCTGCGCCTCCACCAGTACCGGAGCCTACACCTCCTGCGCCACCCCCAATTACACAAGTAACACAAGGTAGTGCAAGACCGGCCGGTTTTAGTGATGAGAATAATAGAGATATGAGTACAGCATCTTCTTATGACAAAAAAAGAGTTGGCTCTTCTGTATTAAGAATACCAATTATCGGAGGATATTAATAAATGTCTAGTGAGTCTTTTAGTGACAACACTAACTATGGTTCTATCGCTAGTAGATATAATAAGCGAATTGCTGATAGAGAATTATATTTAGAAAGAGCTAGAGAATGTTCAAAGTTAACAATACCTACATTAATTCCTGATAATGAGCATACTCAATCAAATAGATTTGAAACTACCTATCAAGGTATTGGAGCCAGAGGTGTAAACAATTTAGCTTCAAAACTATTATTATCTCTTTTACCACCAAATTCACCATTTTTTAGATTAAGTATAGACAGCTTTGTTTTAAAAGACATTGAGCAAAATGAAACTTTAAATACACAAATTGATGCAGGATTAGCTGAAGTAGAAAAAGCTATCATGAATGATATTGAAATCGGTAATGATAGAGTTTCTGTTTTTGAAGCTTTAAAACATTTAATTGTTGGTGGTAACGTTTTACTTTTTGTTGCCAAAGAAGGTATGAGAGTTTTTCCTTTATCAAGTTATGTAATTGATAGAGACCCAATGGGAAATGTTTTAGAAATAATTACTAAAGAAATAGTTGCTCACAAAGTTTTACCAGATGAAGTTCAAGAAGTTTTAAAAACAAAATATCTTTATAATGAAGACACAAGCACTACTTGTGATTTGTATACTTGTATTAAAAGAGTAAAAAATAAATTTGAAGTACAACAAGAAGTAAAAGGAATTACAATACCTCAAAGTGTTGGTTCTTATGATTTAGATAAAACACCATACATTCCATTAAGAATGATTAAAGTAGATGGAGAAGATTATGGTCGTTCTTATGTTGAAGAATACATTGG